CACAACGCTAGGCGGCGATACACTCCCGCTTTCCACCGGAAGCACTCCTGTTGCTTCGCCTGCGTATGTCACGCCATCCGCGACTAGCACTTTTAATCGCGGATGCTCCGGCTGGGCGCTTACTACCAATACGACAGCCACACCAGACCATCAACTGACAGACGCGGGCAGCCTAGGAACACTTGGGGCGTCAGTCGCCTTGATCGACTGGACTGGATTCGCCTACCGGTAATCCTTAATCCTTGACCCTTTACCGTCAATCCGGTAATATCCCACCTGTAATACAGCCTGTCTATGAGCACTATCCAAACCTCCGTCTCGATTGTCCACTTCGATAGCGGGCTGAGAACTTCCTCTAACGTACGGCGCACCGCGTACGAGACGACCTTTTCGTCCGGCAGCATTTCGGTAGGTACCACGCCGGAGACAGTGAACATCGGTGACATTACCACTCCGCGCACTGTTCTACTTAGAAACTTCTCTGGCAATGACCTGCTTGTTGGGTTTAGCAATTCTGTGTTTCCTATGCGCCTCTCGGCTACCGAGTCGATGCTGCTTCGTCTAGACGTCGAGGGCCTCGTCGAGAAGTCCACCGTTACGACGATCGCTGATGTCGCTGGTTCGCTGGACGGTGATTACTTTGTAGTCACCGGACTATCTGGATCATGGGGAATCTGGTACGACGTGGGCAACAACGGAACTCCGGCTCCGGCCCACGGGGCTACGAGTGCGGTTGAGGTCACCGGAGTGGTCACCGGCGCTACTGCTGCGGCGGTTGCTGCGGCGACCTACGCCAGCCTTACCGCCAGCACTGCGTTCATGTTGGACTTCTCAGTGTCCTATACCGCAGCCACCAGCGTTATTGTCATCACCGACCGACACACAGGAACCCGCACCTCAGTTAGCGCGGGCACCTCCGGCTTCACGGTAGCCGAGACGCAGAGCGGAGCTGCCAGCCCGTCTATCTACCTTAAGTCAACCGGAACTACCAATGCGGTGGTGGCGGTGGCCCCGAACTAAACCACCAGTCTAGCCTTTATGCCCACCTTAACACTAGCCCAAGCCGATAGTATCCTCGGCGCGTACGTCGAGCCGTCCGGCGACTTTCTCGCTAGCCTAAATCAGGTAGTGGCGCGTATTTACAATACCGGCACTTATCGTGACCTTACGGTTCAGTACAGCTTACCGGTAACCGACGGCTGCGTTACTCTGCCGGACGATGCCGACGCCATCCTGCACGTTATGGTCGACGGCTATCCGGTTCCGGTGCGCGCCTTATGGCATGACTTCCGGTCGGTCGGATCCAATACGACGGCAGCGGATGCCAGCTGGGGTTTGATTGATGCCGGATATCATCCTACTTCGCGCCTGTTGCAGGCTCCGGTTAGCGAACTCTACATCGTGCCTTCCGTATCCGGCCTTTGGACGGAGCTATTTGAAGACGAATCTGGTACCCTCGATATTGTAGCCACCGACGGGGATCAGGTCTACGGCAGCGTGAGCGACGACAACTCGGTCAGCTTCTCGTCTCCGGTCAGCAATATCCTGAACATCAAGTTTGCCGATCTGTCCGGCACCTACGACATCCGAACCGATGCCGGTGACGCGTCTACGACGATTGCGGTGATTGGCTCCGGAACCGGATCAACCCGCTACCGCCGCTTCCGCATCAACCGTTCGGTGGACAACTCGACGGTGGTTCATGTGCTGTGCAAGCGCGCGTTCAAGCCTCTCGTCGAGGAGAGCGATGAACTCTACGTCGCCAACATCAACGCGCTGAAGCACGGCCTGTTAGGCCGGATCGCGGAGGACAACGCCGACCTTGAGCGGGCTGAGTACCATTGGAACAAATGCGTGTCTCTCGTCGAGGAAGAGGCGGCGTCGGCTCGCGGCGCTGCGATGCCTCGATTGAATATCGACCCACACGGGACAGGTCTTGCCGGTCGCATGCACAATCCACTGTAATTTTGCTAAAAGTAGACGTCTCGGCAGCGACGCGCGCCAAAGCCCGTAAAGAAGGCAAGTCGATGGGCAAGCTGCACGGAAGCGTTACCGGAGGGCGCGGGAACGCCGCCGGTATGCTCGGAGAGATCCTCGTACACAAGCTCGTAGGCGGGGAGCGAGTCGGTCATCGCTGTTTTGCACACGACATTGAATTACCTAACGGCCTGACCGTCGATGTGAAGACCGGAAAGGGCGAGAAGGAGCCTATGCCCCATTACGTGGCGCGAGTCTACGCAGCGGAGGACAGGCGCGAGCACCTGACCCACAAATGCGATGCTTACTTTTTCGTAAGGGCCAATACCGCGCTGAGCTCCGCGTGGATGCTCGGCTGGATGTGGGCCGACGAGTTTATGGCGAAGGCGGAGTTCCTGCCGCGCGGCAACGTCGGGCCGGACGGCAGGCTTACCTACAGCGACGAGTGGCTTGTCCCGATCTCCGACCTCAACCCACCGTCGATGCCGATAGAGCCTCGCGTGAAGAAGAAAAAACGGACGCCTAAGAAGGCCGCGTAGATTTACATCTCGCTGTCGTCGTAGGCCAGAAACACGAATGCCAGCACAAAGATAGCGGCCATCGTGGCGAGGGCAATGAGCACCGGTGTCATAATTCTTTCCACAGGTTCAAGGTCTTCAGGAATGCCTCCATCCCTTTTCGCCTTTCCATGCGCCTTCGGTGATGGTGACTCGTACTCTCTCAAAAGGCGGAGAACAATTCGCGGCAGGCAATCCGCCCGCTAGGGCGCTGTCAGTTTTATGGTCGTTACTCATTTGTTTTAGTTGGTGTGAGTTTTGCTCTCGGCGGCTGCCTGCGCGGTGGCGTGCTGCGCTCCACGGGCGAGCGTGCGGCAGTGCTCGACTAGTTCGTCCTGCATCAGCTTCCCGGTTGGATCGCCAACGGCAGCGCGGATGTCGGCAATGAGGTTGAGCAGGGAGGCCGACAGCGCCCGCTCGGATGACAATAGCTGCCCCATCGCGTGGCTCAAGTCGCTTAGCTCCTGCTTGGCGGCGGCAAGTTGTTCCTGTAGTTTTGCAGCGTGCTCCCAGATTGTGCCGTTTGGGTCGCGCAACTCGCACCCGTAATCTTTGTGGGCCTGCCGCAATGCTTCGCGGGCCTCGTCGCGCTGCTGGCGTAGGTCGCACACCTCCTGAGCTAGAGCGGCGTTAGCCTCGCGCAGCACCTCGATATCTTTGGGCAGCATCCCGTTAGGTAGCCCAGCGGCCAATTGGTCGGCGTAGGCGCGAGCCTCGTCGCGCTCGGCGGCGAGCTGCTCGCGCAGTGTGGAAAGCTCGCTTGGTGCTTGCTCCCGCAGACATTTGTCCGCTTTGCACTCCGGGTTAACATCGTCGGGCAGGTCAGCCCTAGACAGGTTAGCGCCGGACAGGTCAGCGCCGGATAGTTCAGCGCCGCACAGGTCTGCACCGGACAGGTTAGCCCCGGATAGGTTAGCCTTGAACAGGCTGGTGCTGGACAAGTTAGTCCTGCGCAGGTCGGCGTTGGACAGGTTAGCTCGGGACAGGCTGGCGTGGGACAAGTCAGTCCTGCGCAGGTCGGCATTGGACAGGTTAGCTCGGGACAGGTAGGCGCGGGGAAGGTTAGCGCCGGGAAGGTTAGCGCCGGACAGGTCAGCGCCGGACAGGTCAGCACCAAACAGGCTGGCGCCGGACAGGTCAGCGCCGCTCAGGTCAGCGCCGGACAAGTTAGCGTTAAACAGTTCAGCACCGATCAAATCGGCTATTTCCAGACAGGCTTCGCTCAGGTCGGCACCGCTCAGGACAGCGCCGCGCAGGTCGGCGTTAGTGAGGTCAGCGTGGGCAAGTCGGGCGTTGCGCAGGCTGGCACCGCGCAGATCAAACCCAACGAAATCAACCTCACTCAGATCAAAACCATCCTTAACGGCGGTTTCGATTGCTTCTCTGCATCTAGCAGCTCTGACCTCAAAGATCACGGCACCGGTGTAGCGGTTTTTAATTTGAACCATCGTTTTACTTTCGTCGAGATACCCTAGTGCCTCGTCGCGCTCGCGCTCTAGTCTCTCGCATAGCGCCAGTGACTGAGCCGCAAGCGCCTGCGATAGTCGCCCGTGCTTTTGCCATAGCTCATCCGTCTCCGGTGTTGGTTGGTCGCTAGATAATGTTGGCTTCTTTAATCCTGCCGCCTGATACTGAGCCACAAACTGGTCAATCAGTTTCTGGGTGGGCGCGTCGGGCTGGAAGTCCTCGGCCTTGTTGTTGGCTTCGCGCCAGAGTTGTTCGATTTGTTCTCGTGTCATCGGTTCAGGCGTCTACGAGTTTGATGGTGGCTGTGATGTCAGGAATCACTGTGCGCCGCACCTCGACGATGTGCAGCGGCAGGCACCACCTAACGTCGTTATCAGACCGGATGCAGTCGCAGGAGTCCATCCATAGGTCTCGCGCGTTCGCCACAATGGCGGCCTCGGCTGCCTTCATACTCGCATGCGGGCCGGACGCGCTATTGCCGTCGGTGTCAATGATCCAGAATTGAGGAGTCTGTTTCGGTGTTGTTGGCTTCTTGCTCATGTTCGTGGTTGGTTTCTTGCTCATGTTCGTGGTTGGTTTCGAGCCGTTCATATTAGAAATCAGCGCCGTCGTCAATATCAAATCGCACATCCAGATCGATTTCCCAAACTTTCCCGCCTCCTTGGCCTCGGCTGCGGACCGGTCGGACTACCTTATTGTGCAGGCAAACCTCTTCCAGAACCGTCATGCCGCGCCGGATGAACTCCAGATTCGAGCTATTTCCGACACTGCGGCCCCCGTTGCATTCGTGCAACGCCACCTGAAACTCAGTGAGCGTTCCGCGCCAAACCGGAGCAGCGGAGTACTCGCGCACCTTCTTCGCGAAGAACTCAACCATTTCGGCGATCGCGCTGCGGCTGCTGTTGTCGTAGGCGGCGGCTTCGATGAACGGATCGATGTAGGTTTTCACCCCGAATCGGCTGCTGTCGAGGATGCTCGCCGGAGCCTTCCAATCGTGTAGCCAGCGCAGGAAGTACGGCAGCTCCGCGTCGATGCGGGCTTCGTTCTCCGTGTTTGAGCCGAACTTGACCTTGTGCTTTTTGTTGATGCTCAACGCGATGACTTTATCGCGGTTGCTGCTGTCGAGAGTCGGCAGCGCGGCAAGCGAGTTGGCGTCCAGATTGAGGGACATCATCACCCGACCGCTCCACGGCAGCGACACCGCGTCGGCGTACTTCGCATGGTACTCCAATCGTGGGTTGGCAACGCAGCGCTTGGTAAGCTCGACGAACTTACGCTGGTCGGCGTACGTTGCTGCGGCGGTCTGGTCATCCACCACCCATGCGGCACTCCCACACAGGTCGCGGTTGAACGCGGTCTCGCCGGATAGGTAGGCCGACGCGTCGCCAAATCCGCCTACTGACTTTGCCACAATCTGATTGGTCAACAGCGTTTTCCCGAATCCGGTAGGGCCCAACAGGATTAACAGTTGGCCTTGATCCAGACGGTGGTTGAGCACCGCAAGATACAGGCGCTGATACCACGCTAGGAAATACGGGAGTGTCGAATTGCCATCAATGTCCGGCGCAAAGAAGGGCATGACGAAGGACTCGATCCACGGCCAGTAGATAGGATCGCCGTCCGCCGCCGGTTGAACCGCTCCGTTCTTGCAGTTGTTGAGAATACGGCAGCTATTGAACGCCACGACGCGCTGGTCGGAGAAGATGACCGGAGCCACTTCGTCGACGCGGCAGTCGTTGGAGATTGACAAGACGGCGTTCTCGATTTCCGAGAGCGGCTGGCCCTTCTTCGGTTTCGGAGAGAAGCCTGCTTTGCGCAGTTCAAGGATGAGCTGCTCCTTCGGGATCGTCACCGGCCCGCCGTTGAGCAGCTTGTAGAATGCCTTACCATTGAACCAGTAATGGTCGATCAGGCCGCTCAGCTTCTTGTCCTCGTACTGGTCGATGAACTTCTTGCCTAAGATTTCGCGCCAGCTGACGAAGCCCTTTCCGGCACGGTCGCTGTAGCAGACCATCCCGTCCTCGCGAACCTGACAGCCGTCGCGGTCGATGTTGTCGTCAACCCAGAACAGCGGGCCTCGAGCGCCGACAGCGAACTCGCCTTTCCAGCGTCCGGCAAACCGCTCCTCGACGGCGGCGGCGATATCCTCGATTGGGATATTGGTATCATCTGTCCGGATCGGCGTGTCGTTTGCCGTCTTCAGGAGCGTCGTGCGGATGGCGATAGAGGGTACAGGATCCCCGATGCGCGTCCACTCGCTGCCTAATTCATACGTCTGTGCCGGTTTGTGGCTGCAGTGGTCGAATCCGGCCAGCAGCATTGACGCGCGGAACGAGTCGCCGAGCCGCTTGAGGAAGGCGGAGGCAAGCTCCGGCGCCACCGGAATAGGTTCCTCGAACTCCCAAATAAGTCTGGCGTAGCCGGATTGGGTTTTGGTGCGCCACGTAGGAGCTGGAGCGCCGTCGCCTTTGATTTTGAGATGGTTGTCAATATCGTCCCAATCCACATGGGCGTCGTAGTCGGCGACAAAGCCGTAGAGCTTATTGATCGGGTTGTCTTCGTTGACGCGGATTGTCGGGTTGTCTCCTTCCGCCATCGAGTAGAAGCAGTGGTTTGTTGTCGCGTCGGCGCACCACGCGCGGTAGTCGGCCTTCGAGTTGAAGGAAGGCACGTTGCGCTGGAAGGTGGAGAGGTCGTTCGATAGAGTGACTGCGGACGAGCGGAGGTTGGTAATGTATCGGTATTTCATAGAGGCAGGTCTTATTTAGAATAGTAGTCTTCGATGTGGGCGTCGCTCGATAGGGGGATATCCGGAATCCATTCCGGAGGCGTGGCCATGATTCGTTGAATGTCGGTGAGCGCCTTTTCGGCCGCATCCTCCGCGACCTCGACGATGAGTTCATCGTGCACGTGCATAACGATCCGGTATCCGGCATCCTCTACGCGCACCATAATGTCGGCGAAGATGTCTCTGGCTAGGGCTTGGGAGCAGTTGTGGGCGATAAGGATCTCACCGGCATGCCCCATAACTACGAACCGGCTCCTTTTTCCACAATCCCTAATGTCGTATACCGGTTCGCGGCGTTCGCAGGAATTGTCGCGGCTAGCCCTATCGGCCATCCTGAGGCTATGCGGTACCTCAGAGTTGAATCTTTTACCCCGTTCGACTGAGCTAGATCCAGTATGTCCCCCGCAATCTTTGAGGGTTCCATTCGGCAATAAGACCTTACCAGAAAGATTCTGACAGGCTAATTGTTGGGCTAATTTCCACTCCCCGCCGTCTAGGAACTCGTGATCCGGAGTGCAGATAACTCCGTGGCACTCGATGACGGGCTGGAGACCATTGCTGATAAGGCCCCTATGGGATACCCACTCTTCCCCGTCCCACAGCTTGTCCGACTCAGTGACAGCTACAATAGGCTTCCATCCGGAGTCGGATAATACAAGGGTATCTCCGGCCAAGCAGTTTTCAGCTTGTAGGCCTTTCCATATGCGGAAGTCGCGGCGGGCTCCGTTGCGCACCATCTTGCCGATGTACTCGAAATAGCCGTGCCGGTTACGCATCCGCTTAAGCATGCCGTAGTCCATTGTCCTGCCGGACGGCAGCGTGACTGTCAGAGGCTGCTCAAGCGCGTGGGCCATGCGGCAGTCCTCGTCGAGCTTCGACCACAACTTCACAATCTTCTTCATCCTCCGCCGGTACAGGCCGACGTTGCGCTCGGCCTCCTCGAGAGGTATGCCCTCCTTCGCGGCAAAGCCATTAGGCCCCATCGCGAACCCGCAGCCTAAGGTCAGCATCTTTACCTGTGACCGGAGGTCGGAGCTATACTCTTTGAGCGGGCCGTTGGCCGGATCGTGCAAGCCGAGCAGCACGCCGAACGCATGATAGATATCCGGCGACTTGCGTATCTCCTCGAGGGCTTCCTTGTCCTGTGCCCACCAGCACAGCGTGCGCACTTCGATCTGCGACAAGTCGGCAATGATGAGCTTGTAGCCGTCCTTCGGTCGGATCATGCTGCGGAAGTCCACGCCGAACATCTCGCCGCGCGGAAGGTTCTGCAGGTTCAGGTTGCCGCCGCTGCCACTAAAGCGACCGGTAGGGTTGGCTCCGAAGTACATGAAGCCGCCGTAGAAGCGACCGTCCGGCATTGTTCCTGCCGCAAAGGACTCGAGCTTGCGCATGAAGGCATTGATCCGGCGGTAGCTCTGCACCGCGCGAGCCCACGGGCAGGCCTTCTGGTGCTCGGCGAACCACTTGTCGGCCTCCTCACTGTCCTGAGCAAGAGACACCGGAGGCGTGATGCCTTCCTTGCGGCACTGCGCGTTGAACGCTTTGCGCGAGAGTGGAGTATACTCGCCAATCCAAGGGATGGCCTGCTCCGCGTCGTAAAGGGCTTTCTTGATCTTGCCCAAATTGTTGTGCAGCAGGTTCTGATCCATCGGGACGCCACGCTGGCCGATCCGGCGGTTCGTCGCGCTGACTGCTCGCTCGAAGTCCGACCAGCCGTCGGAGAGCTCCTGCCAGAGGCGCAAGCAAAGCTCGGAGTCCTTGATCGCGTATTCGGTGACCTCCTTGCGGAACTCTTCCGACATCGACTCCCAACGCTTGCCTTTCATGTTGTCCCGCGTGGTCTTGAGAACCTCGAGGCCGAACACTTCAGCGGTTGCGTTCTTCAGGCTGCGCGGCTTGCCGAGGGCGGCGCACATGTCGGCGGTGCAATGCACTTCTCCGAACTCGACTTTAGGATACCATCCGGCTTCGACGCCGTACAGGTAGAGGCTCTCGTCAAAGGATGCGTTGTGCATCAGCACGCGGTGTCCGGCCAGCATCGGCCAGTTGAAATTTTTTGGATGTCCGGCGTAGACAAACCCGTCATCGCCGACGACGGTCACCATGTAGGCGTCAAAGGAAGGATGCGAGAAGTAGCCGCGCGGGCCTGCGGTCGTAATCGAGCACTCGTCATCGTAATAGGATTCAAAGTCTAAAGCGTAGGTAATCATGGTTCAGATTTTATTTTGGGCGTAAAAGAACCCTGCTCGCCAGCCCGATACAAAAACCGGCGAGCAGGGTGGGGTTGCCTAATTAGGCGTCGAACTTCAGCTCAAGCTGCTCCTCTTCCGGAACTGGCTTGCTGCGAATACGATCCATGTCGTTCTCGATGGCCTGAGCCACCAACATGAGACCGAGCTTCTGCGTCGTCAGGTGACCGGCGGCCTCATTGTGCTCAATGATGGTCTGGTCGATGTTGGCGATCACATCAGCGAGTTCCTTTGCTTGGGTGCTAAGGATTCCGAGCACACGCTCCGGACGGTCGATAACTGCAGCGAGACTCACTTGCCACCTCCGTTTCCAAGGCGGGCGGCAAAGGCGAGAGCTTCAGGGGAAGCTTCGTCCTTCGTGATGCTCAGCGTCGGCACGTACCAGCTATACTTGCCATTGCTCATAAGCTCCGTTCCGAACTGCCACAGGCGGGCAGCAAGGTTGACGTCCGGATTGAACGTCTGGAACGTGAACAAGCGCTTGTAGGTCAGGCGGTACGCGTCCTTCTGCACCGTGATGCGTGCGATCTGGTAGTTGTTGTCGCCGATTGGATACGGGAACAACTCGTCATCGGCTCCGGCTGGCTGGGGGATCAGCAGGACGATTTCGGCGAACTCCATGATGCCGTACTCGCTCTCTTCAGCAAGGACGTCGGCCTCCGCTTGAGTGCTGACGATACGAGGAATCGTATCGCTGCCGAACAGAACGTCTTCCTTGAAGCGCTTCTTCGCCGCGATTACGATGACCGGAATCTTGGCTTCGGCCTCAAGCAGGACGGCATCCTTGTCGATGACCACCGAGCCGACAGGCCCGTCGATCTGCGACATTTTCTGGATGACGTTGAGCTTGGGGATCTCAATGTCGGACATGGAGAATCCGGAATCCTGCCGCTGTGGGGCAAGTTCGTGGGATTCGGCTACTGCGGGTACTGTTGCTTTGCTCATACTTCGGATTTCAGGTTAGCGATTTGGATCTTTGGCTTGCGCCTTAGGAAGGACTAGATCCGTTTGCCCTTCTTGCTTATTGTTAAGCAGAGATTGTTCAGTTGGCGGTTAGCGTGAAACGCTTGTTGCCGATAGTGACGATGCCCAAGTCGACGGCGGACGACTCGAATGATTCGACCTCATGAGTCTTCTTGCCTTTCGGCGCGCGGTCGTGGATCGCTTTGGAGAGCTGCGTAACCGTCAGGTCAGCTGCCTCGATGACGTCCTGCAGCGTAAGGCCGTGCTGCATTGCAAGTTGCGCGAGGCTGTTCTTGTCCTCGGTCTTCTTGAGGGAACCCATCGAGCGCAGCCGGAGGGTTTCAAACTCAGTGCCTTCCATTGCAAGACGCACTGCCTTGTGCTTGATGCCGCTGGCCCACTCCTCGACGATCTTGGCGACGACGTAGAGCTTCTCGAGCGTAGCCGGATCTTCAATGTCGCTCGAATGGATAGGCCCGTCCGGCAGCAGCTCAGGCTTATAGCGGGTAGCGACGTCGATGGCGACCGCGCCCAATGCCGGACAGCGATCCTCGAACATGCAGAAGCGGCAGTCGGTGCTAGGATTGAGGTTATCAATGTCCTGCTCGCCGGTGTACCAGAGTGGCCGGACACGCTCAGCGCGGCAGATGATCTGTGAGAGTTCAGCGGTGTAGGTCGCCAGCTCGCTGCGGTTGTAGAATCCGGAAAGAAGTTCGCCGCGCACCGGAATGCTGAAGACCGCTTTGATGACGTCGACTTCCGGAAACTTCTGGAAGACTCCGATAGCGTAGGCCGTTGCCTGAAAGTTCTGCGGCGGGCAGTCGATCTTCGACACGCCGGTCTTGAAGTCTAACAACAAACAGGAGTTACCGGAAACAGCTACGACGTCGGCAGTACCGAAGGTGCGGGTATGGTCGAGCTGAATCTGAAGGCGCTCTTCCATGTGGATGATAGGCTCCACTCCGGTGTTCTCCAAAAGCTGCATAAGTTCCGCGTCAAGGTCAGCCTTGCAGCGGTCATGGATGCTGACCTCCTCCTCGCTCTGTAGCGCGGAGATGTCTCCGGTCTCGAGCGCCGCGTGGATGCGGTTGCCCTTCTCGGCAGCCTCGGAAGTTCCGTCGCGGCCCTTGAAGCCGGAGCACTTGCTCAGGTACTTGATGCCGGACGGGGAGAACTCGGCATGTGGCCTCTCTTCTGCGGTTTCGTTGTTCATCGTTTCTGTTGATTAACTGTTAGCTGCAGGAGACTGCGCGTGAAGCGTGTCCATTGACAAGCGTTTTTTTTCAAGGGCAGCGATTATTTTTTCCTCGATGGTGTTAGACGCGACCAGAATCCTTTGTGTAGCAGGGCTTTTGGCCCCGTTGCGGTGGATGCGGCCTAACGTCTGAATGTAGTCTTTGACGTTGAAAGTCGGGGAAATCAGGCTCATCCGAGGGTACGAACCGTCAGTATCGTGCAGGCTAACGCCGACTCCTCCGGCGGCGATGTTGGCAATGATGACGTTCGTCTCG